CACACAAAGACCGTCCACTATTTATCATATTATTTTTTTATTTTCAAATAACATGACAAATAGTGTTATGTGTCTTGTGTTCCAATTATTTCTTAAATTAGTTTTAGTTGTCTTGATTAGCCGAGCATATCATCAGTCACTTCCTCATCACTAGCTGAGAAGTAATCTTCGATTTTGATTGAATTTGGATCTCTTCCCAGAATCCTATAGAGAGTTCTGGCTGTCACTGAAGATTTCTTATCGCACTTGTTTTCAATTAGTAGTCTTCTCACAGATGATCTCCCCATTCTCATGACCACATCGTCCACAAACTTGTCCATCAGAGGGTGTGATACCATGGCCAAGTTGCTAATTTCTCTGTAGTGCGCAGGTCCAAAAAGATCCAAGTCTGAAATGTCAAATGACTCTTCATAGTCACCTATCTCTACATCTTCCTTCATCTCTGCTACTAGGCTCTTGAAGCTATCTTTCATATTGTCTTCCAGAATGAGTCCTAAAATCTCATCCATGTCTATTTCCTGGGCATTCGTTTTAGCCACAGGGACGGAGGAAAAGGTTGACCCAACCTTCTGCCTCAAAGATGATTCAGTGCAGGCTTTTAGGATTGTTCCTAACTTTTCCTTATCTAACCCGGCCACTTGTCGATCCCCGTCAAGTATTTCACAGAGAGGCTTGATGTAATTGAGCTGGATAGGCTCGCACTTCATCCATGAAGAGCCTGGTTCTCTGGAGAAAGACTTTATAGTAGGAAGTACAGTCTTATCCTTACACCTCATGCTGGCCGGACTCAAATCATAGTCTGAAGTTGAGTAGGATAGGATATGAGTATGGCGCCCTCCGCTCTCTGTATACAGATTTATTACATTTTTTCTGATTTTGAACTTGACTTCTTTGTCAAAGAGCCCGGTGAAGTCTGTCATCTTCCCAGATGCCACATAGACTGGACACCCAGATTGATACACCTTGGAGCTGAGTCTGAAGTCCTTCATCCAGAAACTGGGCTCTTTCCCTCTGTCAGGCTTACAGTCAACCGTGTTCAGAACACCCATGTCATCAGCCCATGATCTTATGCTCGGGCCCAGCATCCAAGGGGTCTGATTCTTAGAAATCATTACAGATTTTATATATGGTGTGGCTCCTTTTCTGTTTGTAATGGATATATGCACTTGAACACCATCCATGACCCCTCTCCAGGCCCCATCATCATAATACCTCACTTTGTTTCCTTCTTTGTATGATTTTTGTGCCTTCACATATCCTCCAATCACACCTGCTCCGATGCTCTGAATGGATGTTAGAACCCCCATCTCAGATCTAGCAAACATCTGCAATATAGCAAGGATATTGGATCTGGTCTTCCCATCTGACTCCTTGAGCCGTATTGATGGCATGTCTCTCAGCACATTTAAACAGAGTGTTTCACAATGCTCTGCTGTGTAGGGGCCTTGTACAATGCTGTAAATCATGTGCTTCAGGGTTTCAGTTATCATGCCCCTAGAAGAACCTGACACATCCTCCATGTCTCTGAGAAAACCGTCTTTTATGAAGTTATCTCTGATCACCATAGCTAGTTTACTGATTCCTCCGCGTTTCTTAACCGGAGCTCCTGTAATTCTGACTGTCCTAGACCTGCCCTCTAGTCTGGCAAAGAAATTTCTGATTTGTACATGGTTGGCCAGAGGACTATATTGGAGGGTTTCTTCTGGTGTGTCTCGCAGCCATCTTATTATCAGCTTTAGTCTGTCCCATTCAACTGCAAATCCCGTGCTACCAATTTTGCTCTTTCTAGTATGAAACCACTTGTCAGACACTAGCTTTTCTGGAGACACTCTCATTGATCCAGGGTCATTAAAGATAGTGACTCTACTTTGAGTAGCATCTCTGTTTGACACTCTTATCGCCACCTCAGGATTGGCCCTATTGAAGACAACCAAGTCCAGCTGCTCTAGTTCCTCAATGTTGGGGAAAAGGAACAGCAAATCATCAGCCTCCATAATCTCTTCATCTTTGAAATACTCTTCTAGCCTTATCATCTTCTGCAGGATGCTGTATTTGGAATTCTCAGTCAGTCCTAGTTCTATGCTCCCTGAGTCCTCAAAGATTGCAGCAGACAAAAAGTAGACAGCAGATGCCATGACCTTGCAAACTGCGTTCCCTGTTGATAGAGAACTAATCACCCCAGGGCTGTGAATCTTCTCTGCAATTCGCAGAAGGATCTCCTCACCTGTCTTAGGAGCTCGATACAGAACATCTGGGGACTCATTTATTTTCTCCAGCCAATCATCTGGGATGTTCAGTTTTTCTCTCAACTTTCTGAACTTCTCCCTACTCCCCCATTTCAAAGATGAGCTTAGCACAATGGCTCCTCCTGGGCTAACACTGCATGCCTCTGGCACTATCATTTCTTCTCTGTCCCAGTCTTCTGCAACATCATCAACTCCTGGCTGAGACTTTACTTTCTTCATGAAGTATGAATAAATACACGCAAGGTCTGTCTGGGTGATTGCCTTAAACAGATTGAATCTGAAGCCACCAAGTCCACTACAGTAAGGATTATCTAGCAGAAAGAAACCGAGCCCTGGGTCTCTCCATCTCAGTATGGCTTCCAAGAAGTATTCAAACAGCTGAGATGTTCCCATTCCGATAAGCTGATAGTGAAGAGTGCACTGACTCTGCTGGATCATTGCTGCTAAAGAGAATGATCCTCCACCTTCTGTCACAGAAGTCAGCAGGTTTGATGCCTCCTCTTGCCTAGCCACCAGTGTCTCAACCTCAGGAAGATTGCAGCATGCTGCGATCCATCTGATAGTTGGCCTAACATGCTGAGAATGGAAAAAGAACTCTGAATTGTACTCCATTACAAAGTCTGTGTTTGCTGTAGATTTCTCAGATGGGTATATTGCCAGATAAACACCAAGATATTTCTTAACTCTGAAGCAAATGGCTGAGGTTGCCTTTGCCTTCACCAATATTTCTTGATTTTTGCTAGGAAAGCTTATCATCATGCTGCTGTCATCTGAGCCCTGCATCATGTCACAGACTATCTTCTGGCTAAACTCAGGCTGCACCTCTCTATTAAAGATTCTAAAAGTCAAGCTTCTTATATACTCTTGGTGGATAGTGTGGAGAAGTGATGATGTGAAATGTAGAATCCCCTGCATCATCCCTGTTGATGTTCTCAGGAAAGTTTCACCTTTCTTCACCCAAGGAACCTCTTTCTCTCCATGATATGCTAGAAACAGATCCATCACGAATTCATCCTCAACGTCAAGATCTCTGTGGCTGTCTAAGATCTCCAGGTACTTTAAGTTCATCATCATGTACTTCTTGGTGAACATTGAGCAGCCCCTTATGATGATGGGCCACCATTTTTGATGCGTAAACTGGCAGAGCATTAAAGCAAATTTTGTCACAAAGTGACCCTGATTCCACTTCCTAGCATCATCAGAGGTGGCAGTGGTCCAGATCGCATCCCCACATGTCTCTCTTGCTCTTACTCCATGCGTCTCTGGAATTCTGACCTTATTGGCTGGTGTGCAGAGAGTGTCTGATGGGAATAGACCTCCAATGCTCTTAGCTATAGCCTCAACCATGCATTGAACAATTCTCTCCTCTGCCCCAAGCACATATATTTCCCTAAGGCCACCATGTTGTTGCTTCTTAAACAGGCATATGTGCATATTCCCCCTGCTTTCAATCAGAGACATACACTCTTCAAACTTCTGTACTGCTAAAGTGGCACCTGAAGAGGCAAATTCAGACATTCTTACAATAAGCTTTTCCCTGCTGTATTGCTTTTCTCTTACGTCCTTATAGTTATACCAGCCCTCATTGAAGTTACTAGTTGCTTTTAGAGTGGCCAGTCTCTCCAGAGAGAGATGAGACACCTCTCTCATTATCTGCTCATCAATCTGCTCCATAAAATTTCTTCCATGGAATCTGGTGAGAATAGTTTTGGCATGATCACAGCAGGCTCTCAGATAGCTTCTGCTAAATTCGTGCATCTGCGGCTCTTTAGGGTCAGAGTATCCTAGAAACTCCAGAGTTTCTGGTTTTAAGTGTTCCAGCTCTATGATTTTCTTGTACATGCCAGACAGAACACTTGGCTCAGTCTCTTCTTCTTTGTTCTTGAAATATCCGTTATAACAAGCATTAATGACTGGTTGTATCTCAGAGACATGATCTCCAGATATAGGACAGAATAGACCACCCCACTTGATCTGACCTTCTCTCTTCCTGAGCTGAAATGGATTTTCAGCAATTCTTTGCATGAGGATCAGGACTCTGTTGTATAAGAAGACTTGCAGCTCAGTTCTTAAGACCTTTGGGAGCTTCTTGATCATCTTATGTGGCTTGGGCAGTTCAGGTGGGGATACAAATCCCTCCATCACGATGTATCTAACCATAGTCTGTAGCTCCTCTGTGCAGGCTTTGTCTTCAAGAAGTGTGAGCAAACTCAGCTTTGACATAAACACAGGGCCTTTTGCATAAGTCTTCCCACAGAACATTTTATCCATCTCCCATGAATGATATCCGTAGCATTCAAGCCAAAAACTAACTGCTGACTCAACCAGAGAGTTTGTCTTACATAAGTTTGTGAGCTTTGACAACTTGAATGAGACAAAGTCCGTTATTAGCAGATCTCCGCTCACTTCGTATGTCTTGAACACATGGCTGCTTTCTATATCGCAGATCCATGATTTTTTATCTAGAGCAAATGAGACGAATATGTGCTTATCTGAGGATGTTGGTTTTATCAACAGATAGAGAGGAGAATTGAGCAGTCTTTTTACCACGAAGAAATCTTTCTTAACATGCTGTTTAACAGAGGCTGAAAGCTCGGAGCCAATGACAGAAACCATCTGCGTCCAGGAGCCCAAAGGGCTTCTCATGAACAATTTATGTGCATCAATAAACAGGTTGGTACCCTCATTTTTAATAAGATCAGGTTGATGAATTCTTGCAGAAGCAACCCTGAGCTCCACATCCTGGGTAAGAGGACTGTATAGATCAACTTCCTGCACTTTGACATAAGGCTTAGTGAGGAATTCATCTATCATAGTAGTGTCATGATAGGTGGAAAAAGGTAACTTTCCAAGTCTCCTTTTCTCTTTCACAAGAGGGGCATCTCTAACAGCAGCTCCTTGGACTCCCAGAGAGCCTATGTACTCTTGTTCCTCAGTTGTTAGTTGTATCTTGGTTCTGTGATAGCGACTCTTCTCATCTGCCCTATCTTTACTGTTCGATACTGCCATCTGATACTCTGCATCAGGGTCATCATTCATCCTATCAATCTCTTCCCCCTGAGCATTTATTATCACCTTTGACCAGATGCTAGACATGACTGTCTCCGAGTTACAAGATAGCTCAGCTAGAGGTGCTAGCCCCTTCCCAGTATCTCCTTCTGTGAAGATCCATGGGGGCAACTGAACTGTAGACTTGTGAGAGCCAGGATCTCTGGTTTCTCTGGAGTCTCTTGACTGGATCTCCTTTTCAATCTGGAGTCGGCACTCCTCCCCATTCTTTTTCAGTCTCTCCTCCTTGGAGAGCCCCTCACCAGAAAAGGACTCTCTGATGATATCCGACTTTGCCTTGTTCACGCAGCCACTCACTATCTCGTTCATGTACTCCTCATCAGGCAGAAAACCATTGAACTCGTCGAACATCCTCTGCTCAAACAGTGGGAAGGCTCTTGTTGTTTTGTTCCAGTCCATCTCTATCATGGAGACAACACCCAAAATTTCTCTTTCTTGTCTACTCACTTCCTCGTCTTGGGTGTCAATCTCAGGGAATAATCTGATCAGATCCATGTATATGTCAAGAGCTAATCTGTATCTGAATGTGAGCTCATTGACCTCTGCCTGATCCATGTCCATATTTGTTACCACTCCATGTCTAGTCGCCACAATGATATGAAGAGTGGTGGGATGGACCTTGGATCTATTCTCACATGCAATCTCGTACTTGGATACTTTTTGCAAACCAGCTCTCTGAGCATCTCGGAGCTGGCCTCTGAAAGTAGTAAATTCCACTACATGCTTGTGACCACCAGTACTGGTGACAATGACATCAGGAGACAAGTGGTCATAGCCATCACCTATAACTGGATAGACCGAGGAGAACCTGACATCTGTCATGTCAGAAAGGTGCCCGAAAGTGAAGTCATGAGGGAAGTTGCTGAGGTCCTCTGCCCTGATAACAACTTTTGGAGTGATGGTTGACCCTATATTGGATCCCTGAAGGGTTCCAGCAGGGTCTATCTCGATCTCCACACCATTTCTGGTGCGACTTATATCATAAGTTGGAACACCAGCATTGAAGAGAGTATCCGCAATCTGGACAAAATCTCTTCTTGTAAAATTGTTTACAGCTGGTTGTTGCTTAGCAAGCAAGGCATTCATGGTGGACTTCTTTGTGT